TGCTTTGAGCCAATCAAGGAAACTTTCTACCGTAAAGAGACAGGTAACTGGGTACTGCCATCAGGATGTAAGTTCTGTAGCTTTAAACACAAGTGTCACACTAACCTGACACCAAGGCCAAGCATTATGAGCAAGGCTAAGAACCCACCTGAAGTAGACTATACGTTTGTAGCGGAGGAATACAATTAGGATGGCTAAAAGAACAACTGCAAGAGTACACAACTCTCGCCGTTATCGCAGTGGTCTCGAAAAGGAGGCCGCTGCTTTTTTAACGGCAAGACAGAAGTTAGTTAAGTACGAGCTACTAAAGATAGAGTGGGAAGACCTACGCTACCGCAAGTACACACCTGACTTTGAGTTAGACAACGGCATCATAGTTGAGACAAAGGGCATATTTGATAATGAAGATCGCAGGAAGCATGTTGCAATAAAGCAACAGCACCCAGAGTTAGACATAAGGTTTGTATTTAGTAACGCGAATGCTAAGTTGTACAAGGGTGCTAAGAGCCGCTACTTTGAGTGGTGCGACAGGAATGGTTTTTTGTGGTCACACAGAGTTATTCCTGAGGCTTGGTTGACTGAGCCAGGATCAAGGGCTACTACAGATGTAGTTGTACTTAAAACAAAAAGGAAAGACTGATGAGTTATACGTTATCAGATGATGAGATGGCTCTGATCGTTAGGCCTGTAATGCAGGATGATGAGTGGACGGGTCACATTGAGACAGGTATTGCTGCATGCTCTGAGTCAAGCATAGATGACGCTACACAGAGTACTATGGTCCACTATATAACTCTTATGGCTGCTTTCCTATCTTGGGCTAACGATAACCCTAAGGCGCTTGATGAAGTCGTTGCTTATCGTGATGGCTTACTGGACGAAGTAGATGGTTGGTCGTTAGATGATGGGCCAGAGCCGCCTGAGGGTGACAACGTAATAAGACTAAACAGATGGACTAAGACAGAGGGTAACGCATGAGACAAGAGCCACCATTAACAAGAGAACCTCTACCACACACTGAATACATAGGAGATCAACACCCTGAGCTAAAACAATTTGATCCAGTTGAGCGTCCAGTACACTACAACATGGGTGGCATTGAATGCATTGACTACATCAAACAGGTGCTAGGTCTAGACGGTTACATTGCGTACTGTCATGGTAACTTCGTTAAGTATCAACACAGGTATCGCTATAAGGCTAACCCCGTGGAAGATATGAAGAAGGCAGGCTGGTATCTTAATAAGATGAATGAAGCACTTGCGGAGAAGCACAAATGAGTGTTAAGCAGTTTGGGGTGACAATGCTAGTCACGGTAGAAGAGAATAACAACATCTTATCCTCCTATGAGGATGCACACGAGGATGATGTAAGGGATATGATTGTTGATACGTTCTATGACGTAGATGACGTTGAAGTAAAAAACTTATTAGTAAAGGAGAGACTATGATTAGCGAAGTAGATATTGAGGCTTTCAGAGTTAAGTCACAGGAAGAGTGCTTACATGAATTTATATACACATTTAAAGCATCACTTGACCCACGGTTATGGTTAAAGCTTATTAAAGAAGAGCTAGGAGAGGCTCAGGCAGAGACTATTGGTACGGCTGCACACCTTAAAGAGATAGCTGATCTTCTTTACGTAATTGAGGGCTTTGATACTGTTACTAGCGGTAACTTTATAGAGCTTTTGGGGGAAGTAGAAAGCAGCATTTGGATGGACTTGATGTCTGATGCCAATGACGAAATTGAGAGTGCTGAACACTACTACAGCCACGGCATTGTGTTTGATGCCTTCCAGCTTGTACACCAGAGTAATATGTCCAAGCTAGGCACTGACGGTAAGCCTATCTTCCGTGAAGACGGTAAGGTTCTTAAAGGGCCTAACTATAGAGCACCAGACTTAAGTGATCTGGTATGAGTATGATGAAACTATTTTATGAGGAAATGAAATGAGCAACCAACTACCAACAGACTATCAGTCATTTATCCACAAGTCACGCTATGCTAAATACTTTGACGGTAAGGGACGTGAATCATGGGGTGATACAGTATCCCGCCTTATGGCATTTATTGATAGACCAGAGCTTGATACCAAAACAAAGAATCAGCTAGAACAGGCCATCTTAGGCCTAGAAGTTATGCCATCTATGAGAGCGCTCATGACAAGCGGCCCTGCAGCATCGCGTGACAATACCTGCATGTATAATTGTAGCTTCTTACCCGTAGATGACCTTAAGTCCTTCGATGAGGCTATGTTTATCCTCCTCTGCGGCACTGGCGTTGGCTTCAGCGTCGAGCGCCAGTTCATCACTAAGCTCCCAGATGTGCCGCAACTCTTCCAGAGCGAGACTAATATCGTTGTCAGGGACAGTAAGGAGGGGTGGGCTAAGTCGTTGCGTCAATTGATTGCACTCCTGTATGCTGGTGAAATCCCAACGTGGGATGTGTCTAAGGTACGCCCTTCTGGAGCACCCCTTAAGACGTTTGGCGGTAGGGCATCAGGCCCAGCACCATTGGTGGATCTGTTTAACTTCACTGTCAATGCATTCAAGAAATCAGAGGGACGTAAGCTTTCATCCATTGAGTGCCATGACATCATGTGTAAGATTGGCGAGGTAGTAATAGTTGGTGGAGTACGCCGCAGCGCCATGATTTCATTGAGTAATTTATCTGATGATCGTATGCGTACTGCTAAGTCTGGCTCATGGTGGGAGAACAATCCACAACGTGCCTTAGCTAATAACTCTGTATCCTATACTGAGAAGCCTGATAGCCTGTCGTTTATGCGTGAGTGGATGTCGCTTGTAGAGTCTGGCTCTGGTGAGCGTGGCATCTTCAATCGTGAAGCATCTAAGAAGCAAGCAGCAAAGAATGGTCGCCGTGATCCTAACTACGACTTCGGAACCAACCCTTGCAGCGAAATAATTTTACGCCCATATGAATTTTGCAACCTCAGTGAAATTGTAGTACGTGCTACTGATAATATTGATACACTATCTGAGAAGGTACGCCTTGCCACTATCATGGGTACCATTCAGTCAAGCTACACTAAGTTTCCCTATCTGCGTAAGATATGGGCAACAAACACGGAAGAAGAGAGGTTGTTAGGCGTTTCCCTGACAGGCATCATGGATAACCCACTGATGACACTTAAAAATAAAGGATTGGATAAGACCCTTGAACATCTCAAACAAATTGCTATCACTACTAATGCTGAGTGGGCTGAGCGCCTTGGTATCCCTGTTGCTGCTGCTATCAATTGTGTTAAACCTTCGGGAACCGTATCTCAACTTGTTGACTCCGCTAGTGGTATTCACGCACGTCACAGCCCTTATTACATTCGCACGGTGCGTGGAGACAATAAAGACCCCCTAACACAGTTTATGAAGGATCAGGGTATACCTAATGCGCCTGAGGTATTTAAGCCTGACCAGACCACAGTGTTTAGCTTTCCAATGAAGGCACCTGATGGCGCAGTGTGTACTGCTGACATGTCTGCCATTGAACAGTTAGAAATGTGGTTGGCATATCAGCGACACTGGTGTGAGCATAAACCATCCGTAACTATCAACGTGAAGAATGACGAATGGTTTGAAGTGGGTGCCTTTGTGTACAAACACTTTGATGAGATGTCAGGGGTATCCTTCCTGCCATACAATGATCATACGTACCAGCAAGCACCTTATCAGGAGTGTGGTAAGTCGGACTACAAGACACTTTTATCTTGTATGCCAAAGTCTATTGACTGGAGTAAGCTTTCAGAGTATGAGAGTGAAGATAATACTGCAGGAAGCCAAACGCTTGCGTGTTCTGGTGATGCCTGTGAAATAGTAGATCTAGTATAGAAAGGAGAGAAGTATGTTTGAGTTTATTGCTTTAAATATGGTAATCATCATAGCTTATGAAGTAACAACAGAAGCACTAATTCCATTTGTTACAGCATTGTTTTAGTGAAACCACCTGAGCATGTGAATAAACTGCTCTCATAAGGATACAGCATGTACACTATTATTACAAGAGATCAATGTAACTTCTGTGACTCCGCTAAGGAGCTTCTCAAAGCAGCTAAGCAGGGCTACACAGAGTACAACGTGCAGTCAGACAGTTCCAGATGGGTACTAGCACTCATTAAGCAAGCAGGACACAAGACTGTACCACAGATCTTTTCTTCTGATGGCACATACATTGGAGGTTACACTGAGTTAAAACAACTAATGGGTAAAATAGAAAGTGAAATATAATGTCAGGACATACATGTAACAGGTGCAGTATACCTTTGAGTGCACCAACAAATTGGTATCCCTCTGCAGTGATCCAAAGAAATTACACGTGTAGGAAATGCTTTAAGAAACATAACAGTGTAGTTAATAAGACACGTATTTATCTTGATGGTATCTACATCCAAAAAAATAACCCTTTATATGACATCCTAAGACCAGGAAACCACTCCTCTAGAAACTTGATCGGTGTGCAAACACCCGAAGAGACAGCATCTTCTAAGGAAGGGTATGTATACGTTATAACCAGTAAAGCCCATAAAGGCTGGGTTAAAATAGGTATGGCTGATGACCCTAACAGACGCCTAAGTCAGTATCAAACCAGTAGCCCCTACAGGGACTTCACGCTAGAACACTCTGTACATTCTACTGATAATAGAAAGGCAGAGGCAGAGGCCCACTTAAGGGCGCGTTTAGTTGCTAGTCAAAACAACTATGAGTGGTTTAAGCTTAGCGTAGAAGAAGCAATAACAATACTGGATAACTTGAATGAACACCGACACGTTAGAGCCACCAAAAAAGCAGACACGCACAAGAAGGAAGACAACCTACAAGGGAGCCTCTTCTAAGCCTGTATCAGGTATAGTACCAAAGACAGTTAACCAAGGTAGGCTAATTGATGCCATTGCTAGTAGCAAGCAGGTGTTGATACTTGGTCCCGCTGGTACTGGCAAGACCTACGTTACAGCTACATGTGCTGCAGACTTGTATACTCTCAAAGAGATTGACAAGATTGTTATCACACGCCCTCACGTAGCTGTAGGTAAAGACATTGGGTTCCTGCCGGGAACGCTTGAAGAGAAGGCTCAGCCTTGGGCACTGCCTGTGTTAGACGTACTGGTTAAACATCTAGGGCGAGGTGCTGTTGATACAGGACTGAAGGCAGGTAACATTGAAGTAGCAACACTGGCGCTCATGCGTGGGCGTAGCTTTGATGATGCATTCATTATTGTAGATGAAGCGCAGAACATTGAGATCAGTGAGATCAAGATGCTGTTGACTAGGGTAGGTGAAGGCAGTACTATTGTACTCAACGGTGATATCCAACAGTCAGATCTTAAGGGTAC